TCTAATGCGTCTGCTATTCTTTTCAATTGTTCACCTTGATCATATAGTTTCATAATTATTCCTTTCTAAATACATCCTATCATATCCTACACCAGCTGTCAAGCGTTGCTTGCTGCTTGAGGCTTGAAACTTAACTCCCTCCTTCTTTAGAATGATTCTTAGAATCATTCTAAACTGAATTCTGTTGATCAGTCACTATGCTACGGGGGAGGTTGACGCAGTATGTTTCAGTCAACGTTCGGGGTACCCTTACGCACTCACCCTGTTATAGTGTTTATCTTCACAGTCAATAATGACTGATCCCAGATCCCTGCTGTTATCCTACAGAACCAGAGATCTGGGATCAGTAGCAAGGGAGTA